TAGTAGAGATAAAGCTAAGACTTTTATTTATGCTTTAGTATATGGAGCAGGTGATGCTAAGATAGGAAGTATTATAGGTGAGAGTAAAGAAGGTGGTTCTAAACTAAAGAAAACTTTCCTTACTAACTTACCTGCACTTAAAAATCTTACGACTAAAGTACAACAAGCTGCAAGACGAGGATATTTAAAAGGATTAGATGGTAGAAAAATATATGTTAGAAGCGAACACGCTGCATTAAATACTTTATTACAAGGAGGAGGTGCTATTGTAATGAAGAAAGCTATGCAACTTTTAGATAATTTAATTAAATTAAATACTTTAGATGCTAAGTTTGTAGCTAACATCCATGATGAATGGCAGATACAAGTTAAAGAATCTCAAGCAGAAGCAGTAGGTACTCTAGGAGTAGAGTCTATAGTTAAAGCAGGAGAACATTTTAGTATGAGATGTCCTTTAAATGGAGAATATAAAATAGGAGAAAGCTGGTATGAAACCCACTAAAAAAGATAGAAAAAAGTTCGACCTTGACTTACAATATGGTACAATTAGAGAAGAAAAAATAGCAGAAATGCTAACTAATAAAAAGATAGAAGTAAAATCAGAAAGAGATTTATGGCAAAAAACAGGTAATGTTTGTATTGAATATGAGTCTTGGGGAAAACCTTCTGGTATTAACGCAACTGAATCTGATTATTGGTTTCACAATTTATGTATTGGTGACAATGAATATTGTACTTTAGTATTTCATACTGATGTATTAAAGAAAATTGTTGACAAGTTAGATACATTTAAAACAGTAGCAGGTGGAGATAACAAAGCAAGTAGAATGTACTTAGTAAATCTACAAAAGTTATTTTCAACTGACGTAATAAAAGCATTTAAGGAATTAAGTAATGACGAAAAAGACTAACAAAAAGGTTGACAATTTAGTTACAGATAATTATAATAAGTTTACCTCTGAGTCAGGTCATTGGTATGACCAAGACGGAGAACCTAAATATACTATTATAGGTGCTAATGGTAAAGAAAGAAACACTACTCTTAGAGATGCTAAGAAAGAAGGTTTTGTACCATCAGTAACTACTATAATAAGTATGATAGCTAAACCATCTTTAGAAAATTGGAAGATTGACCAAGCTTTAAAATCAGCACTTACGTTAGAAAGATATGAAGATGAATCTTTACAATCATTTACTTATAGATGTAAAGAAGATTCTAAAAAGATTGGTAAGAAAGCTGCCGAAGAAGGTACTAAAATACATGCTCAAATAGAAAAAGGTTTTTTAGGTAAAGTTAAAACTAAACCTTACAAAGTTATAAATAAATGGCTTACTGAAACTTTTCCTAATGAAGAATGGATAGCAGAAGATTCTTTCTGTGCTGATTTAGGCTATGGTGGTAAAATAGATTTATACTCTAAGTCAGGTATTTTTATAGACTTTAAAACTAAAGATAACTTAGAAGGCAAAGACCCTGCTAAATTAGTTTATGATGAACATGGTATGCAACTATCAGCTTATGCACAAGGTTGTGGCTATGAAGATGTAGATAGAGTATCTATATTTGTAGACCGAAAGAATACTAATCTTATTGCTTGTCATATTTGGGATAAAGAATCACATTACAAACATGTAAAAATGTTTAATAATATTTTAGAGTATTGGAAGTTAGTTAAAAATTATGACTCATCTGTAATATAATATGCCTAGAAGAAAGCCTAGAAAACCTAGACCTAAAAAAGAAACAGGCATACCTAGAGGTTATGATAGTCATTGGGAATATGAATTACATCAAAGATTATTTGCTGATTGGAGGCATCATTGGGAAACAATAGATTATGTTATTGCACATAAATACGAACCAGATTTTGTTCGTAAGTTTGATGATGGCAGTGTTGTTTTAATTGAAGCCAAAGGTAGGTTCTGGGATTTTCCAGAGTATAGTAAATATGTACATATTAAAAAAGCTTTACCCAAACATATTGAGCTAGTGTTTTTCTTTCAAAAACCTTATGCTCCTATGCCCGGAGCTAAAGTAAGAAAAGATAAAACAAAAAGAACACATGCTGAATGGGCAGAAACAAATGGTTTTCGTTGGTTCAGTGAAGTTAATTTACCTGAAGAAGAGTGGTTAAATAATGAAATATAAAACAATAGGAGACCTTGTTAATAATCCAGCACATTACAATCAAGGTGGTATAGAATGCATAGATTCAATAGAAGCTATGTTAACTAAAGAAGAATTTGTTGGTTACTTACGAGGTAACTCTCACAAATATCGTTGGCGATTTACTTATAAAAATGGTATTGAAGATTTAAAAAAAGCTGAATGGTATGAAAAAAAATTATTAAAAGTATTAGAAGGAGAAGAAAATGGTTGAGGATAAAGTAGGTACTAAACCATATCTCGGCATACAAATTGATTACGACAAAGAAAAAAAACTAGATAAATTTAGTTTAGATACATTAAAAGATAGATATTTCTGGGAGGAAGAAACACATGCTCAAGAAGCTTTTGCTAGGGCTGCAGTATTTGCAGCAACTTATAAACAACATACTGACTTCGAACTTGCTCAGAGGCTTTATGATTACAGTTCCGACTGTTGGTTCATGTTTAGCACTCCTATACTTAGTAACGGGGGAACTACTCGTGGGCTACCTATTAGCTGTTTCCTCAATTATGTTCCTGACAGCAGGGATGGTTTATCTGCTCACTATGATGAGAACATATGGTTGGCAAGTTCAGGTGGAGGCATTGGTGGATTTTGGGGAGATATTAGGAGTAATGGTATTTCTACTTCTTCAGGCAGTCGTTCTACTGGCACTATTCCATTCATCCATGTTGTAGATTCACAGATGTTAGCCTTTAATCAAGGTGTAACAAGACGAGGAAGCTATGCAGCTTACATGGATATTTCACATCCAGAGATTGAAGAGTTTATAAACATGAGAAAAGAATCTGGTGGAGATATAAACAGAAAGAATTTAAATTTACACAATGGTATAAACCTTACCAATGACTTTTTAAAAGCAGTAGAAAACGATGCTGACTTTAGATTAATAGACCCTAAAACTAACGAAGCTTGTAAAACAATTAATGCTCGTTCTTTGTGGTGGCAAATATTAAATGCTCGTGCTGAGACAGGTGAGCCTTACATGATTAATATAGATACTTGTAATGAAACATTACCACAAGGACAAAAAGATTTAGGATTAAATATTAAACAAAGTAATCTTTGCTCTGAAATAACATTAGTAACTAATGAAGAACGAACAGCTGTATGTTGTTTGTCTAGTGTTAATTTAGAACACTATGATAAATGGGTTAAAGATGATTTATTTATTAAAGATTTAATAACAATGTTGGATAATGTTCTGCAACATTTTATTGATAATGCTATAGATACAGAACAACTAGGAGAATACAATGCAAATTTTAAAAGATTTAAAGGCTATGTTAAAGAAGGTAAAGAAGGTTTTACAAAAGCAGCTTACTCAGCTTATAGAGAAAGGTCACTTGGTTTGGGAGCAATGGGCTTTCATGCTTATCTTCAAGAAAATAATATTCCATTTGAAGGAATACAAGCTACCGGTTTTAATTATCAAGCATTTAAACACATTAAAAAAAGAGCCACTAAAGCTAGTCAAGAACTTGCTGATGTTCGGGGAGAAGCTCCTGATATCTCTGGGTCTGGTAATCGTAATGCTCATCTCCTTGCCATTGCTCCTAATGCTAGTAGTAGTATTATATGTGGTGGAACAAGTCCGTCAATAGAACCTTATCGAGCAAATGTTTATACTCATAAAACTTTATCAGGTTCTTATCAAGTTAAAAATAAATACTTAGAAAAACTTTTAAAATCTAAAGGATTAAAAGGTGAAGAGCTTAATAAAACTTGGAAAGAAATTGCCAACAATGAAGGTTCAGTACAAAAATTAAAAATTTTAAATGACACAGAAAAAGAATTATTTAAAACTGCTAACGAAATAAATCAGATTTGGTTAGTCGAACATGCTTACAAAAGACAAGAGTTTATTTGTCAAGCACAATCATTAAATTTATTCTTTACATTACCAAGTGCTACTGAAGAACAACAGGTACATGATACATACATGCAGTATGTTAGTGATGTACACTGGTATGGTATGCACAAACTTAAATCGTTGTATTACTTTAGAACTAATGCAGCTAGAAATGTAGAGAATGTTAACACTAAAATTCCACGAATTAATTTAGAAGATGTGGAATGTATTTCATGCGAGGGATAATATGAAAGAAATAATTTTTCCAATACTACTTGGAATCACAGGACTATTAGCTATAATTTTATTTGCTTATAATTCTTTATCTAATAAAGGATACGAAGATGTGCATTCCTGTTTCGGTGAATGTTATGAAGCATACACTTTAGAACATGGTACATTTTTAGAGCAACTAGAATTAAAAAAATTAGCTAGACTAGAAGCTGACCCAGCTGAAATGGGCAGTAAAGTTTATGTAAATTGTGCTATGTGCCATGGTCAAGCTGGAGAAGGAGGTATTGGACCAAAGCTTGTTGGCAGTACTTCTATTGTAGATATGTTGATGCAGTATAAAAATGGAGAGACCAGAGGTGAGCAGTCTGCCTTAATGTGGGGTCAGGCTGCTAATCTTTCTACTCAAGACATGGAAAACTTACAAGCATATATAAATACTTTTAAATAATAGGAAAACAATTATGACTAAATACAATGGAGCTCTATTATTTAGAGCATTAGAAACTAAATACACTGCAGAAAAAGCAGAAGCACAAGCTAATCTAGAAATATACTTTCAACACAAAGTAGGAGTAGCAGAACATCCTAATGTTGTTGAGTCTATGGACAAGTTGATGGAGCAATATGCTAACGCTGATGAAAAATTAAGAATACTAAAGGAGGAGTTCTAAATGAGTTTACTAAAAACTAGAGACCACTATAAACCTTTTGATTATCCGTGGATGTATGACTATTACAAACTACAAAATCAAATGCATTGGATGCCAGAGTCAGTACCTTTACACACAGATGTAAAAGATTGGCAAGATGTGACCGACAAAGAAAAATATTTACTAACACAAATATTTAGATTGTTTACTCAATCAGATGTAGATGTTGGTGCAGGATATATAGATAAATATATGCCTATTTTTAAAAAACCAGAAGCTAGAATGATGATGTCTTCATTTGCAAACATGGAATCAATTCATCAAGATGCTTATAGTTTACTATTAGATACTGTTGGTATGCCTGAGATTGAATACAAAGCGTTTGCTGAGTATGAAGAGATGTCTGATAAACACGATTATGTTGGTGATTTTAAACCTAAAAAATCTGATAAGAAAACTATAGCTAAAACTTTAGCAGTCTATTCGGCTTTTACCGAAGGGCTACAACTCTTCTCAAGCTTTGCAATCTTATTAAACTTTCCAAGGTTCGGTAAGATGAAAGGTATGGGTCAGATAGTTACTTACTCTATACGAGACGAGTCTATGCATGTTGAAGCTATGACTAAATTGTTTAGAGAGTTTATTCAAGAAAACTTAGATATCTGGACAGATGATTTTAAGAAAGAACTCTATGATATTTGTAGACAAATGGTAGAGCTTGAAGATAAATTTTTAGATTTAGTATTTAATATGGGAGACATACAAGGATTAACTAAGAAAGATATGTATGCTTATAATAGATACATAGCTGATAGAAGATTATTACAGTTAGGATTAAAAACTAACTTTGACCAAAGAGAAAACCCTTTACCTTGGTTAGATGAAGTCATGGGAGTAGAGCATCAAAACTTTTTTGAAGGTCGTGCTACTTCTTATATGAAAGCAGGACTTCGAGGAAGACAAGACCAAGTACAATTTGTAGGAATTGAAAATGAAAATGACTAGAAAAGAAGCTAAGTTATTAAGTTATGTTTTATTATATGACAAAAGTGGCAATCTTGTTACAGAAAGAACAAATGTTGATATTAAAGCTTTAGAAAAATATATGCCTAAACAAGAATTTGAAACACTTAAAATTGTATTACGAGAAGCAACACAAAAGTTAGATACAATACATTCTCATATTGAAGAATGTTTAAATGCTCGTGTTATGAATAATTAAATACTGGCTATTGCAGTGTATATTACTGTTATTGTAATCCAAAATAGGATACAGAGGACACAGATATCCTCTTTATTATTATGACCCACTTTTACTCCTTAGTGAGGTAGTTAAAATTACTGTGCTAAAGGATTTCCTGATTTTTTTTCAAGTTTACTTAAGCTTTCCTTTATAGATTTTATTTCAGATTCAATTTTAGCGACTGCTATATCAACATCTTTTAACTCTTCTATATTTTTTTCTAAACCTTTGATAGTTACATCAATGGCTTCAAATCTTTTTTCTATTTCTTCAACAGAGTTTTCAGTAGTAGAAATATTTTTAACTTCTTCTTCAACTGTTGTTAAACGACCCATTAATTCAGCACCTGTCCAGCCAACACCAGCAATGGTTGCTAACAAAGTTCCTAATAAAATTAATTGATTTAATTTACTATTCATCCAATCCATAATATACTCCTATAAGTTTGGTTGTAATGATTTTAATTTACTTAAACTTTGAAAACTTTTTAAAGTTAAAGTATTAAAACCTGTAGTATTATCTTCTAATTGATTACCAATATAAATACTTTTTGAGGCATACCAATTATTATTTTTTGGTATAATAACTGTACGATAATTATTAAAAGAAGGATTGTAATTTATGTAAGCTATTATTGTATCTTCTTCACCATATTGCCCTGTACTTTCCTGTTCTTTTATATTTTCTTCTTGAGCATTAGCAATATTTTGTGCAAGAATTTTATTAGCAATCTGGTCAGCTTCTGATTTATTATCATTAGTAGCCAACGAAGTATTAACATTTGTTTCAGTTTGATTATTACTATTAGTAGTAATATTTATTGTTGTACTTGTAGTTGCTACAGAAGACTCAGAAGACTCAATAGAGCTATTATTAAATTGGTCTATAGAACTTGCTGGACCAGTTAAGTTTAAGCCTGTATCGAAGCCTATGGAGCTTATACCACCTGAATTTATGGTGTTACCAGTTGCGTGTATATTATTTCCTGAATTTGTACCAGAAATACTATTCTTTGCAGTGTTTATTGTGTCTGAAACAACACTTAATGCTGAAACTCTAACAGTACTTTTTTCAGTTATCGGAGTAACTATCTCAATAGTTTCTTCAATAATAATTTCTTCTCGTTCTACTAATCTTTCTGTTGTTTCTTCTTCGGAAAAATGTTGTTCACGATTTTCTGTATTCTCGAAGACTTCATTAGTTTGTTGAATTTCGTTAATTGTTTCTTCAAAAAACTCTTCAAGTTCTTCAAAAACAATAAACATTTCTTCTTGAGGTTCTCTAATAATTTCATCATAAGTTCTTACTTGTAAAAATTCTTCTAAAGGAATTAATTCTTCAATAGGATATAAGTTAAAAGGTAATTCTTCTTCTAAAATTGAAAAACTAATTACTTCAATAGGTTCAAAATAATCTGGTTCTAATATAGAATCAAAGTTTTCATTCCTATTATACAAGTCTGAAGAAGAAAAGTCAATAGG